GACGGCCACTTCGAGGGCGGCGGTCAGTTCGGCGAGCTTGGCGTCCTTGGACGCGGCTTCGACCTTGAGGCTTTCAAGTTCGGCAGAGACGCCGACCGTCATCTTTTCCACAGTCGTGCGGAGGTCGTCGCGTTCGGCGGTGAGGCCAGAGACAGCGGCGGTGGCGGCGAGAAGTTGCTCTTCGATGGTCATCTTAGATTTGCGGTTAATGGAATTAGAACGAACGCAGGGCGTCGTTGAAAGAGTCGGCCAAGCCCGTCACCAAGCCCTGGGCGGCGGCCTGCTTGCCGGAGAAGGTCTGGCCTTCCATGGCCTCGGCCTTCACCATCTTGCGCTTCATGTTCACGGCTTCCTTGAACTCGGCGTGGATCGTGTCGACGCCCTCTTGGAGGTTGCCAAGTTGGCCTTCGTCGAGGCTCGTGCCTTCGATGCCAGCGCCCTTGAACTTGCCGGACTTGATGACGACCATCTTGATACCGGCCATCTTGGCGGCTTCGGAGTAGTCAGGGATGGCCATGTAGACGCCGATGCTTCCGACGGTGCTGGAGGGGCTGGCGACGACGCGGTCGGCAGCGGAGCCAATCCAATAGGCGGCGGAGGCCATCTCCGAGTCGGTGTAAGCGAGGGTAGGCTTGCCGAAGGAGCGGACCTTGTTGGCCAGTTCCTCGACGCCGGTGACCGTGCCGCCAGGGGAAGAGATTTGCAGGGCGACCTTCTCGACCTCGGGGTTCGTGGCGAACGCGTCCAGAGCCTCGGAGATTTCGTTAACGTCCACGGCGCCCATCATCTTCTCGAGCGGGGACAAGCCCTTGCCGATCACGCCGACGACCGGGATGATGCCGATGCCGTCGACGACGTAGGGCTTGGGGGCCACGCCGAAGAGCTGCGCGAGCATATCGGTAAAGCCGAACTTCTCGGCGAGGACAGCGTGGTCTTTCGCCTTGGTCGGGTCAATGAGGAGGGGCTCGCGGCCAGACAGTCCGTTGGTGAGGAAACGCATAAAGTTAGGAGTTGGGTTGGTCTTCGGATTCGGGCTCTTCCTGGTCAGCGGGTTCGTCTTCCATCTCGGGAGACTCGGGGCCTTCCTCCACGTCCCCGCTGATCGTGCCGACCGGGGTGTTGGACGGACGGAACAGCAGTTCAAACGGGATGCCGTATTCTTCAGCCAAGTCCTTGATGTGCACCATGTCGGCGGCGCGCTTGGACATCTCGGTGCGGAAGTCTAAGCCGCGCTGGGCGTAGAGTTCGGACATGGACAGCAGGCCCATCTCGACGTCGGCACGGTCGTTCGCGGCTTCGCGGCCAGCGTCGACGGTGACGGACTTCGGGGTCGTCCAGGAGACGCGGTTCCAATCCGGGTCGTCAGGCAGTTCGCCAGCGGCGATGCCTTGGCCGATGATATAACCCCACGTCGGAACGCAGAAGTTCTCGATCATGATGGTCTGGTACTTCGAGAAGACGCGGCCAGCCTTGGCGGTGATGAGGCGGACGGTGGCGCCGCCCAGCTTGGAGGAGTCACCGACAAACTCGTAGGGCAGGACGCCCATGCTGATGTCGCGTTCGAGCGCCGCGAGGAAGCCGGTGAAGGTGGCGTTCGGGCGGTTGCTCTGGAAGGACGTCATGTCCTCCCCGGGCTCAAGGGCGATGAGTTTGCCGCCCATCGTGTTGGCGAGGTTGGCGTAGGAGCCTGTGCCGGTCGCCCCCAGTTCGTTGGCCATGTCGCCGTCGATGATGCCGCCCGCCTTCTTGATGATGCGGGTCACGTCGCCGTTGTCCTTCACGGCCTGCTTCTCAAGGGCAAGGATTTCCATCTCATCCTGGATGCTGTTGATGGAGTGCTGGAGCAGGGGCACGCCACGGGCACCCGAGGCATACTCCTGGTCGACCACCATCATCATCGACTGAGCGAGGATCTGGCGGGAAGATCCGTCGGAGCGATAGATGTTAACGGCGATGTATTCGCCGAAGGGACCGAACTGGATGCCGTCATGCATACCCTCGGGCACCTTGCCTTCGAGAGGGTCGCCGACGCGGTGGGCTTCCATCAGCTGGAGTTTGGCTTCCCCGGCGCCGTTGCGGACCTTGGCGGCGAACGAGTCACCGTCACGGATCATGCCGCGGAGAAGGATGGACTGAGCCTGGTAGAACGAGAAGCGGTTCGTGATGTCGATGCGCTTGGCCTTCTCGGCGAAGTACGCCTCGTAGCGTTCCTGCATCTCAGGGGTCGACGCGTGGCTCTGCGGCTTGATGCCGTCGCCCACCGTGTAGAGGCAGATGTCCGCAAGGATTTGCTTGAAGAGCCCGGAGTTACGCTCGGCCCAGCGGCACTTGCGCACCATCGTCAGGCGGTCGTAAGGGGTCAGGTCACGGCGGAGGTCACGCGGTTCAGCGCCGTAGGCCGCACGGCGGGCACGCGTCACGCCGATGCTCTGCCAATCGCCGTAGGAAGCCTGCGGCGTAGGAGCGGTCGGGGTAGGCGTAGCCGGCTTGGGACGCAGGCTGACGGTCTTAATCTTCTTGCGGATGGCCATGGAAATTAGTCCTGACGGTTCTGCCAGTCGGTCGAGATGATCGTGCGACGATAGCCGTAAGTGGCAGGGTCCAGCCTTGATAGGGCCAGCATGGCCTCTGACAGCATCTCCTTTGCAGGGAGAACCATCTGGCGGCTGGCACTCGAACCGCTGTCACTGTAACTCATGAGAGTCTTCCCCTCGGTAATGAGGGCGACAGCCTTCTCCTTGATCGCAAGGAGTTCGCATTCAGTGAGGCCGATGAATAGTCCTTGAGCCATTTAAACTTGCCGAGAATGGAAGCCCGAGAGGGGGTACGCCGCCCAGCCCACGCCATGAGTCTCTTCCTCCCACGACACTAAACGGCGTACCCTTGCTGATAGCGTGCCAAGGGTCATGACGGTTGCAAGTCGGTTTCGGCAGTTTCCCGCCCGGCGATGCCCCAGCGGACGGCGGCCAGCAGGGCGAGGATTTCAGTATCGAGAGCATGGTTATCCTTCTTGCCCTGGGGAAGTATCCACATTGGTTTTCCCGTCCGCTTGTCCTTGATGCGGACTTCGGCTGAGAGCTGCTCGACATACTCAGGCGTGGCGTCGAGGGCGTAGGACCAGACGCGGCGAGCCCGGAGACCGTGCAGGAGGTCTTTGCCGGCGGTGGCCGAGTGGACGATTAGGATGGCCCGCTGAGGGATGCCAGGGACGACAATGGACTGCTTCTCGGAGTAGAAGCGTCGGGTCGTGTTGCCGGACTTGTCCGTCACGGCGAAGTCGTCGGAGCCCGAACCCTTGGCCGTCTTCCAATTCCGCTTGGCTGTCTCGCGGTAGACCTCGGTCGTATTGTCGCCGGAGTCGACGAGGACCATGGCATGATGCACGCCATGCTGTTTGGCGAAGGCTTCGACGTTGCCCCATGAGTCGATGCGGGCGAAGGCCATGAGGCGGCTATGCCCGGTCTTGGCCCAGCGGCGCACAGTCACCCAGAAGTGGCCACGCTGGACGTCGACCCCCATCGTGCGGAAAGGGATGCTTCCCGGCACGGCGTCCTTCTGGTCGACCACGCGGGCCTTCGGGGTGATCGCGGCCTCCGCGTCCCAAGGGTCGGCCATCTTGTAGTTGGCGGCCTCCGCCAGCGCCACCATCTCGCCACCCTCTTCGCTCCAGGGCATGGCCAGCCGCTTCTGCTTGAAGATGCGCCGCGGCTCTTCGTCGCCGTATTGGTCGTTAGCCTCCTTGGCCTTGAGCATCAGGACGCCCAACTCGCCCCAGCTCATCGTCGCTAGGCTGTTCCAATGCAGGCCGATGTGCCCGGAGTTAGCGGCGACGGATGTAGCGACGAAGGTTCCGCGGGCGTTAGCCTCGAGACGGCTGGCGTTCGTGTCGGGCAGATGCGTCCGGCAGGCCGCGCACTCGTAGGTCGTGCCGACGCTGACCTTGTGCAAGTCCCATGTGCCGGTGGCCTTGGCATCCTCGGGAAACCTAATCTGTTCCCAGACCCATGGCTGAAGGTGGTCGCACTTCGGGCAGCGCATATTCCAGTCACGCTGGTCAGTCGTCTCGTGCAGCTGATGGAACTCCTGTCCAGCCCGTCCGCCCTGGGACAGGAAGATGCGTTTGCCCATCCAACCGAACGCAGTCACGCGTGCGCTCAGTTCGGCCAAGTGTCCGGGCGGTGCCATCCAGCACTCGTCGGCGATGGTGTAACGCAGGGACAGGCGCTGAAGGTTGGCCTCGTTCCAGATGCCGCGACAGTAGAGCGTCATGCGGTCAAAGTCCGCGGTCGTGGACCTGTCGAGGTCGTCGCCCGAGAGACGCGCCTTCACCGGCGGGCAGTTGTTCCAGACCGGGCGGAGGTAACGCAGGGCGAAGTCCTTGGCCTCGGGGTCCGTGGCTTGGAGGACCATGCAGGGGCCCGGAGCGTTGGCGATGATGTGACAGGTGAGCAGGCGGGCGAACAGGGACTTGCCGGACTGGATGCTAGCGAGGACGGTCAGGAGTTTCGTCTCGGGATCGGCGGCGATGCGCAGCGCTTCGGCCACCCACGGCGTGCGGTCAGAGCGGAACGGCCCGGGCATCGGGGAGTCAGGGATGGCGTGCACGTTAGACTCCAGCCACTCCACGACGTCGCCCGAGTCTGACGGACGCAGCACGTCCCGACCGATGCGGAGCAAGTCGGCCTTATTCATAAAGCCCTGCCTCCTTAAGCAGACGATACAGCTCGTCGGACAACTCCGACCACTTCCTCGGCTTGCGCTTGAACGGACGCGACGGCTTCGGCATCGGCTTGCGCCTGGGCTTGGGCTTACGCTTCGTCATGGGTCGAGAGGTCGGCCTTCACGCGGCGCACCCAAGACTCGAGCACCTTCACGGCCTTCGCAGGGTTCTCGGGGTTACATCCTTCTGCGACATCGAGGGCCAGCTTGTCGAGTCGGTTGACGATGCCCGCGGTCATCTCGCGCATAGCCTCGGTCGCTTCCTTCGCGGAGATGTAATCCTTCGTCAGGATGAGCCGACGCTCCTGCTCTTCCTCGAGGGCCACGAGCGTCTTCAGTGAGGCGTTATAACTCGACTGATACTTCCCCTGGTTAGGGTCGCCTTGCTCCATGGCGGCCTGCCAGACGCCACGGGCTCGGCTGACTAGGATGCGGTGCTCTTCGATGGTTTCGCCAAGCGTCCCGTCGTCAAGCTGCGCGGGTGCCGTCGGCGCCTTTCGCACCCGGGCGTCTTCCTGCGATTGCCTCCAAGCGGTGGCGGCCTCAACCGAGTCGATGGGCATACCTTTCTTGACCAGGATGGAGACGCGCTGCCGAGTCAGGCCAAGGGCCTCGGCAATCTCAGTTTGGCTGGGCATCGTTCTGAACGGTGTTTACCCACCAGACTAGCTGGGACATCTTGATGATCGGGATGCCGTAGGACAGGCACTCGCTGACGTAGAAGGCCGCGGGCTCGATGTCGTCAGGCAGTAAGATGCAGACGAAGCGCTTGTTGAGGTGCTTGCGGTAGACTTGGCACTGGGCCATTGCTGTAAGCATCCCTTGCGATGAGCATTCTTTCTTGGTCTCAATCGCCCAGTTATAGCCGGCTAAGTCAGCCCGCATCTGGCAACCAGGTACTTGGACCTCGCGTTGGATGTGGCGCTGATGCTGGACGCAGGAGTCTTTAAGGATTTGTTCGGCTTCTGCCTGCATCTGTAGCTCTGAGCCGTGAGTCTTTGAAAAGGTGCGGTCAGCCCATTTTGACTTTTCTGGTGTGGCTCTGAACTTGGCAATTAGTGCATTGTCTCGCTTGCACTTGTCATAGACACCGGCCTTGGTGATGGCCTTCCGAATTACTTCTCGCGAGTGTGTGAAGTTAAAGAACTTCCCGGTCTTGTAGATGGTTCCACAAGTCATAAATGCTTCGACGATTTCTGCGTCTCGCTTGGCTCTTTTAAGTCTTTCCAGTTGCGCGCGCTCCTGGGCTTGAGTGTACATGTTACGCATTGTCAACAGGGTGTTTTGTCAGAATGACCATGCAATTCTGGGTCGTGGTGACGGGCCACGCGTGAAGGGGGGGGGGGTCTAGGAGACTCCTTACCGGGGGTATATGGGCCGTTTTCATCGCTTGGGCGTGGCAGGGGGCAGGGGGGCGGTCACCTTATTCTTGCCGCGTCTGGCATTCACGTGAGGAAACAGACCGCACGCGTCAGAGTTCACGGTGCGCTGGATCTCCTTAGCCCTGGCACGCATCCAGAAGTGAGAGCGTCCGTACATCTTGCCGATGAGGCGAGAGGACAGACAGCCGGGCAGACTCAGCGCCCAACGGATGAGCTCGACGTGGCGACGGAAGGCGAAGTTATCCGTGCAGGCCAACGCATCCATGAAGCCCTTGAGCATGACGCCGACATGATCGCGGGAGATGAACGCGTCGACCTCCTCGCGTCTGCCGATGTCCGTAGGGTTGAATGCCCAGTCAGGATGATTGGCATCGATGTTGAAGACGTGCCGAGGTTGCGCCATCTCAGCGTAAGGCAGCACGCCGTTCTCGCGCATCTTCTCCTGGACCTTCTTGGGTTGAGCGAAGAACCAAGCGTCAAACGACTTGGCCTCCTTGGTCGGAGCCGTCAGGTCGTTGAGCCTAGCGCGTGTCACGCTGGCAATGTGAGCAAGGATATTGCCTAGGTGAATAAGCAAATCACATGAGCCTGCATGTGTTGTTCCAAAGCCCTGTCTCTGCATCGAGTCGTAAGTATCCTTTGCGGACAAAGGTGCGGAACAGGTTGGCCTCATCCTTGGCCCGCAGCTTAGGCCGTGAGCCTGGGCTGACCATCCGGGCATTCTCCATGATCTGGTCATAGCCTCGGCAAAATACGTCGAGCCAGCGTACCTTGGTCAGGCTGTCAGGCTGACGCTGAAGGAAGCGATGCACGGCTTGCTCAAGGATGGCCTGATGTTCGGCTATGCTTCTCCGGCCTGATGCAGATCGGGCCAGCATGAAGGGCTTGGTCTGAGGATTGTCCCATTGTGCCTGGTACTCCTTGAGGACGTTGACGCGCTTAGTCCGGGCAATCTGTTTGCGGAGCCGGTCAGCCTCCTCTTGGGCAGGGGTGCGTTTCTTGCGGTAGTAGGCCATGTTCGTCAGATGCCTTTTGTATCTCGAGGGGAGGGGGGTAGGCCGCCGTCAAGGCGAGCCGTATCCCTTCCTCCCTCTCTACTTGCATGTCCATGTAGCATACATGGACTGCAGTAGAGACATAGATTTGTCATCGGTTTTGTCATCGGTTTTGTATAAGGGATTTAACATTGGCCTTGCGGCCTATTTAAGGTGGGTTGGGTGGGTTGAGGCGGGGGTGGTAGCCATCACCCCTCCAAAGGGGCATTGGCGGGCCAGCCAAGGGGGTCTAATAGCCTTCTCCGTCCGTGGGCATGGGAGGCCCAGACCTGACCCAGCGGATTTCCCCGCGCTTAGGGGAGTGGCGAATGTAAATCTCGCCGACAGGGGAAGGGCTGATGCCGTCGGTCATACCGGCACGGCTACGGCGCTTGGTCAGACCTAGGCGGTAGATCGGCTCATCCCCTGGGCATCGTTGAAGGCAGGCTATTTCGCGTGCCCAGTTAGTGACCTCGGAACTCCCAAAAAGTTGATATGCTAGGTCGGCCATGGTCTGGCCCTCCTTGTCCTTGGATGACTTCGGCTTCCCGGTGTGGTGCATGAAGACGATGATGACGCCCGTCTCGTTGAGGATGGGCTGGATGATGTGGCGCAGGAACTTGGCGGCCTCGGCGGTCTCGGAGATGTCAGCGCCGACAAATGCCATGAGAGGGTCAACGAAGCAGATCGTGGCCTGATGCTGGATGACTAGCTTGCGCAGCACGTCTCCGAACTCCTTGCCCGTGGCGACGCTCTCGCGGTAGATGAACATCCGGTCCTTTAGTTCAGCCCTTTGGTCTTCGTCCAGGTACAGTCCGTTAATCTGGTCCTGCATGCTCTCGGCCACGTCTCCGGCATCGTTCTCGGCTTGGATCACGAGCGTGCGCATCTTCATGCCGTCGTTGGTCTTGATGCCGAAGAAGTCCTGACCGAGCGTCCAATTGATGGCGGCCTGCATCATCAGGGCGGACTTGCCAGTGCCAGCCTGTCCGGCCATGACCAAAGAGCCGCCCTTGCATAGCCAGCGATTGCCTAGCACGTTGGTAGGGTCGGCCTTGCGGTCGAACTTCATCAGCTCGTCGATGGGCATGCGCTGCGCACCTTGGCGGACGCTCAGGCTCTTGCGCTTATCGGCTAGGCGGGCATAATGCTCGATCAGAAGGTCGGGGTCGGTGGCCTTTGCGGAGATCAGGGAAGCCTCACGCATGAAGGCCGCGTCGGCGATCATGTCGACGTGCTCCTGGCGTAGTTCTCTGAAACCAGCGTAGGCCGTCAGGTCGTTGATAAATGGGTAATCGACTGTCGAGCCTGCGGAGTGAAGGTAGGCTGGCACGGTTGCCTCATCAGCGGACTTACCGTCAGCCTGCAGGAAGAGAATGGCAGCGGCCACGTCCTGATGCTTCGGCTCGAAGAAGTCCGATGGCTTCAGGTTGGTCGGGAATGGGATGTTGTCGCGGAGGATTGCGCCGAGTAAGTGGCGTTCCGCCTGAACGTTGTTCGGGGGAGTCATGGAAGAGAGGGTTGGGGTTTGTGGGCGTGGGTGCCCGTGGTCAAGATGCTTTGCGTAGGATGCGGTCGAGGTCGGACTTGCGATAGTGCGGTACCGGGCGAGGGGTGCGGAAGATGCGCACAGGGATCAGGGAGGCGTCGATGCGGTATTGGATGCCGCGGACGGTGCGTCGGTGCTTGCGGGCGTAGTCGGAGAGGTTGACCCATCCGGCGGGCGCCTTGAAGGCTTCAAGGGCGATGGCGGCTTCGTGCGCCTGTGCCCAGGTCTTGAAGCGAGGGCTCAGCTTGTACGCAAGTCGGCTGCGGGTGATGCGTCGCTCTTGGGCGAAGCCTGCCTTGACGATGCGGGCGATAGGCAGGGCGACTCCTGCCCGGGTCCGATAACCTAAGAGGCGGGTGACCTCGACGGTCTTGAGCCAGCCTTCGGGGGCGTCCTTGGGTTCGCTGACCAGGGCGGCGACGAGGGCGTGGGCGTCGAAGCGCTTCATCGGGCCTTCGGGGTGAAGACCTTGAGGTCGGTGGTCCAGACCCAGCGGGAGCCGACGCGGTGGACGAGCCAGACCTTCCAGTCCTTGCCGTCGACCCAGCCGGCGGCGAAGCCTGAGCCCCAGCGGGAGGTGGCTAGGCGGTGCGACGCGTAGGCCATGGCGTCCTTCTGGCAGAGACAGCCAGCGGAGAACGCGGCGCCTCCTTCGGCCTTGGTCAAGTTAACCTGAGCGAGCGTGTGCGTGTGTCCGTGGATCAGGGCGCCGCCGCGGTCGGCGTAGTGTTTACCCTGCTCGGCGGTGGCGTTGAGGCCGTGGGCGTAGCCATGGATGAAGGCGACCTGACCTAGGCGATAGACACCCTTCTCAGCGTGGTAGGGGAGGATGGTCTTGGCTCCGCAGCTCTTCGCGGCGGTCTTGATGCGGGCTTCGAGGTCGGCGCAGTAGTCACGGACCAGGGCGGAGCCGGAGGTATGCTGGAGGGCTTGGGCGCGGTGCTCGTGATTGCCCATGAGGTAGACGGTGGGCTTGGTGCGCTCAAGGAAGGCTTCACCGGCCTCGATGTCGGAGATGAGGGACTCGGCGCCTTCGGCATCCTGCCCGGCTCCACGGCGCAGGGATCGGAAGTCGAAGCAGTCGCCGAGGTGGACGCGGACGGTCGGCTTGTAGTCCTTGATGAACTCGACGAGGGCTTCGACGGCGTTCTCGTCGGCCATGTCGCCGTGGTTATCGCCGAAGGCGACGAAGCGGGTGGGCGTGCTCATTAGCGGACGTTGATGTAAGGGATGGGCTTGCCCGCGTCGAAGGCCGCGAGCATCTCGTCACGGCGCTTGCGGGCGGTCTCGAGGTCGCTGGCGATGTTCTCGACGATGTCCTTGCCGCGGCGACGCAGGCGGAACCAATAGCAGTCGCCGAGTTTCTGCAGGTGGTGGTTAGGGTTCTCGGCCTTGATATAGGCGGGCTTGTCGTTACGCCCGGTGCGGGTATACTTCGGGCAAGCCAGCAGGAAGGCCACTCGGTCGGGAGATAGGCCGACCTTGTTCGCCCAGCGCAGCGTCTCGGGGTTCATAGTTTCCATGAGCGGGCGAGGTTGCGGCCTTCGGTCATGATCGCGTTACGCGAGGACGGCCTGAAGATATACTCCTGGTCGAACAGGTGGGACGCACGTATCTCGGCGATGCTGTCGAGCTCTTCGTCATTAGCCGGGCCGACGCCGGCGGTGGCGACGTAGATGGTGCGGACCTTCCAGCCCTTCTCCCAGAGGACGTCCTGACAGACCCGCAGCTCGTTGACGTAGCGCCAGTCGGAGCACACGACCGTCTCGGGGGAGGGTTGGTCGTGATGCTTCATCACCGGGCACCAGTTGGCGAAGTGGCGGGCGAAGACGTCCCGATCCATGCGCCGTGCGAACTTGCCCGCGTGGACGAGGAAGTCGCGGTTATCCACCTTGAAGTCCTCCTTGAAGAAGTCCCCATCAAGGCCGAGGTAATCCATGTAGTGGTTCGCGGCCTCCTTGAGGGCGTCGGCGAAGTTGATGTGCTCGGCGGGTCGCTGGGACCACTCGAGGATGCCGGAGGCGAGCGTGTCCTTGCCCGCCCTGGCGTAGCCTGCGATCAGGACGAGCGTCGGGGCGGCCATCGGCGTGGGTGCGTCGGTCACGGGCGTTAGAAGGGAACGCCTTCGGGGGGCAGCGCGTCAGGGACCGTCGGCTTCTGACTGCCCTTGGGGTAGGTCATCTTGTACTTGTACTGGGGCTTACCCTGCCACTCGCCGTTCGGTTCGACCTCGACGCCGACGAGGATGGTCTGACCGCAGGCCGGGCCGATGTATTCCAGGTACTCGGCAGGGGTCGCGTCGAGCCTGATCTCATTGGTATACTTGCCGGAGAACTTGCCGACGAGCATGGCGAGCGCCTTGCCGTACTTGCTGGAGAAGTTCTTGGAGAGGCAGAAGCCCTTGTCGTCGACGAAGAACAGGCGGGCGGACGAGGTGCCGTCCTCCCACTGTTTGACCTTCTCGAACTTGGGTTTGATGAGTTTCAGCTTGTAGGTGCCGTTCGTGCTGATGGACGTGAGCGGGGGGCGGTCGTTTTCGGTGGTCATGGTATTAGGCAAAGTTGATGTTAGTTGCGGCGCTGGGCTTGGCGGCGATGTCGATGGTGGTGATCTCGGTCTGGTAGCCGGGCCAGTTGCCCGAGGCGGTGCAATCCTTGTACAGGGCCAGCGCGCGCTCGAAGTCGAAGGCGGCGCCGGTCATCAGTTCCGGCCCCAGCTCGTAGACCGCGTGGGCGTAGGGCGGCTCCTTCTCGACGGCGATGAAGCGGAAGCCAAGGACGCGGCACTTGTAGGCGGACTCGACGGCGTGCCGGTAGAAGTAAGCCTGGAGGGCATACTTGTATTTGCGG